TAGATTATAAGACATTTGGTAAAAGTCCATTCACTTATATTTTCTTTGTTTTATTGACTATACTCATATTGATTGGTAGATATATAATTACATCAAAAGATACTGAGATAAAACAGCAACAACAAAAGATTGATGATTGTGACCAGGAGAGAAAAGCTGATAAAAAATTAATGCAAGATATACTATTCCAAAAAGAACTTAACAGAAAATTAGATGGAGAATAAGGTTTTATTGATTGCCACAATTGTGAGCTCTCTATTTGCAATTTTGACACCAATGCCAGTGCATCAATATCAACAACAAAAAAAAGATGCAATAACAATCAAGGCTGAGAAGTATCTACATGATCTTGAAAAGGAAAATAATTTAAAAGCTGAACAACTTAAGCATGATGTAGATAGCTTATTGACTCTAAAAAAGAAAGTTAAGTATATTTATATTGTTAAAGATTCATTATGAGTTATACCTGGTTAAAAGATGAGAAATCACCTAAAATATTAGTAGAAGCTGTTAAGCATATTGGTACTAAGGAGATTGTAGGTAAAAATCACAATAAAAAGATACTTGGATGGGCTGAAGCTCTTGGTCTAAAATCAGTATACACAAATGATGAGATACCTTGGTGTGGACTATTTATTGCATATTGCTGTCATGCTCAAGGATTAGAAGTTGTTAAGCATCCATTGTGGGCTTTGAACTGGAATAAATATGGAAATGTTGCTCAGATTCCAATGCTTGGTGATATTTTGACATTTACAAGAAATGGAGGAGGACATGTTGGTATTTATGTTGGTGAAGATACAAATTGTTATCATGTGCTAGGAGGAAATCAAAACAACCAGGTAAATATTGTTAGAATTGAGAAGTCAAGATTAAGTCAAGCTAGGAGAACAGCTTGGAAAATAGCACAACCATCCAATGTAAGAGTAGTAAAATTAGAAACTAAAGGAGAAATCAGCAAAAACGAATCATAATGAAAACACCCAAGAAAAAAAAAGACATTAATATCAACATTGACACTAAGAATGTAGATGTTAAAGTTAGTCGTAAAAATGGCACTACAGAGGTTAAAGTTGATACTCCTAAGGTAGATGTAGAATTTAATAAAGAAAGTGACTCTAAGAGCCTTAAAATAGATACTGAGAAGGTAGATGTACAAGTCAACAATGGAGAAGTAAATGTTGATGTAAATGAGCAGTCAGGATTGATAGGAAAAATAATAAAATTAATTCTCAGAAGAAAAAAATAAGTATATTTGTACTGCATGTATATTGTTTGGTTACAATAACACCTAAGAGGGATGATCTAGAGATAGTTTATCCCTTTTTTTATCTATTCAAATGTTAAAATATGTTAATTAATTTACATAAGTGAAAATAGTTATTAACTTTGTCTCATAATTATTAACATAAAAACCAAACACATGGAAGGAAAAATCGTTTATTTATTAGTGCTTTACAGCATAGTAGCTACAATCAAAATTTTAACCCTTAAATCAAAGTAACATGCAAAATTTAATTAATCACATCATTCAAGAAGAGAAAAAAAGCTGGGAAATGTACCTATTTGTAATGGATCATTTTGGAAAAGAGTCTGAGCCAGCAACAAGATGGAAATCAATTTGGAATACTTACAACATGATGATTAAAGATTTCAACTTGAATACTCGCATCAGAAGAAACAAAAGCACATTCAAGCATAAGAAGTATACAATCATCAAAACAACTTGTGAGCTATGATTTGCCCTGACTGCAATGGAGAGGGTACTGTAGAAGTACACTACTGCACATTTGGAAATGAAATTCACTACACTGAAGAGGAGTGTGGATGTAATAACGGATACATTGAAGAACATGAACTTAGCTGATATTGAAAGTTATTGGACCAAGAGAGGTCACTTTAACATCCTTCTATACATTAACTACCTAAGAGCAAAAAATGAAAACATACAGAGTCACAATGAGAGACAAGTCCTTCAAGATAGTGAAGGCATACGATCAACAACATGCCATCCTACTAGTGGACAGATGGCCAGAATTAATCTTAAAAATTGAGGAGCTATGAAAAATACACACAGAGTATGGTTAGAGGACTCAGTAGAAGAGTTAGGTGGATTTTGGTGGTATTGCTACCTTGACCACAATGGATGCCTACAAGATGAGAAGTATCATGATGACCTACCAGAGACACCTCAATGGTATATTAACAATGGTTATAAAGTAGAAGAGCTATGAAAGCAAGTGATTTAAGGATAGGAAACTATTTAAATGGAAAACAAGGTCATGTTATTGTGACTGAAATTAGAACAAATAACAGTGTAAAAATACTAGATAATACAAGTAGTTTTTATGTTGGTATTTGTTTACAACCAATTGAATTAACTAAAGAGTGGCTGTTGAATTTTGGGTTTGAGAAAAAATACGATGACTTAAATTGGTACATAAAAGGTAATTATTGTTTTTCTTTTTTAAAAGAATTAGATTTAATTGTATTTAAAATAAAATTTCAAACAGTAGGTATTTGCACAATTAAATACGTCCATGAAGCACAAAACATTTACTTTGCACTAACTGGGGAGGAGTTGAGCTTATGACACAGAATGAAATCATAAGACAAAGATTCCCTCATGAAAGGACTCAAGGTATTGCTGATGACTTAGGACTCAGTTATTCTCAAGTTGCTAGCAGAGCATCTACAATGGGGCTTAGAAAGACCTTAGAATTTAAACAATCAGAGTCATCTGGTAGAACAAATCTCATTGAAGGTGGTAAAAAGTTTAGATTCAAAAAAGGCAACGTTCCATTTAACAAGGGCAAAGAAATGCCAGCAGAAACCTATGAAAAAGTTAAGCCTTCAATGTTTAAAAAAGGCAATAGACCACACAACTGGAGGCCAGATGGATCTATTGTAGAAAGAAAAGATACTGACCTAAGTGGTAGAGTATACCTGTACTACAAGTTAGCTGATAGCAAGTGGATTCTTTACCACAATAAAGTATGGATAGACCACAATGGACCAATACCAAAAGGTAGCTTGATTAGATTCATTGATGGTAACACCAGGAACTGTGACATTAGCAACTTAGAAATGGTATCAATGAAAGATAACATGGCAAGGAATACCATCCAAAGATTCCCAGAAGAAATACAACAGATAATTAAATTAACAAGTAAACTAAACAAGAAAATCAATGGCAAGAAACAAAATTAGTGATCTACGTGACCACATGTTTGCAGCACTAGAAAGACTTAATGATGAGTCTTTAAGTAATGAACAGATAAAAGAAGAGGTAGATAAGGCAAAAGCTATCAGCTCTATTGGTTCTGTGATAATCAACTCAGCTAAGCTAGAGGTAGATTTTATCAAGGCTACTGGAAGGATAGACTCAGACTCTGACATCTTTAAGAATATTGACTCAAAAAAACAACTATCATGAAAAGAACAATATTAAAACTTCAACACAAAGAGAAAGAAGACTTGTTTATAGTAGTTAGTGGTGGAGTAGCTGATGCTTATGATGTGTCTGAGAAATACAAAGGTAAAGGCTACAGCATTAAAGAAATTACACCAGCTCAAATGTGCATCTTTCAAAATGAGAAATGTCCAATAATTACTGAGCACTTAAACTACTACACTATTTTTTATAATCAACAAGAGCTAAGAGTCACATCAACACAAATAGAGATATTATGATTGAGAAATTAAAATACATGATTAAACTTTACAACTTGACCACCAGCTGTAGAGATAGAGACTTAATCTACAAGAGAGCTTATGTTTATTCAGAGCTTCAAAAATTAGGAATGAATCTCTCAGAGATTGGTAGATTGATGGATAAGCACCATGCAACAGTCATCAATGGACTAAAAGTGGACAATCAATTCCAAAGTTGTGACAGAATTTATGATGATGCAATAGCACCAATTAAAGACTATCTTTATCCACCAGTACAACTACCTAAGTACTCTATCTTTGAGGATGTTATCAAGTGTAACAACACCACAGATTTAAGAGTAATCAAGGACAGATTAGCTAACAATCAGTACATAGAGCGTGACAAGTGACAACTCTCCTATGGGGGGGTACTGAGTTTTTTTAAAAAAAGTAGGGGGACACCCCCAAAAAAAGTTGTCTAGTTGTCACGCTTTTGCTGAAAGTCAATACCAGTATAGCTTATAGGCGTGACAAGGAATTTAAAAGTTGTCCCATAGTTGCCATGTTCGTCACGCTATTGCAGTTTAAAAAATAATTGTATCTTTGCGAGGGGTTTGAGTTAGCTGCTCTGTAAAAGGTTTTGTGTCCTTCCCTCTTTTTTTTACCTAAAACACAAACTAAAAACACAAGTTATGAAAAAAATATCTGTATTCAAGTCATTGTTTAAGTCAAAAGAGACTCCATTTAATCTCAATCCAGCTGAGGTTGTATTCAGAATTAAAAATGGAACTCCAGAACTGATTGAAAAAGTTAACCTAATTAGGTCAGTTGATAAGAAAGATCCAAGATATTCAGCAGCCAAGAAAGAACTTAATGCGATCATGTTCAATGGTACCTTCTCAGAGAGAACTGCCAAAGGATTAATTGAGCACTCAGGACTTTGTATCTTAGACTTTGATGGTTATCCATCTACTGAGATAATGCAAGCTGAAAGAAAAAGATTGATTGATGACCCCTATGTTGTGATAGTTTTTACTTCACCTGGTGGCAATGGACTTAAAGCTGTCATAAGAATACCTGAGTCAACAGCTGTAGAACATAAAAGAAGGTTTTTAGCCTATGCTGAATACTTCAAGTCAGATTATTTTGATGTTAAAAATCAAGATGTATCAAGAGTATGCTTTGAATCTTATGACCCTGACATCTATTTTAATGAGTTCTGTCAAGTTTTTGAAGGAATTACACAAGATAAAGGATTTGAGTATGTTGAGAAGCCTCCAATCTGTATACTCCAGGATGAGAATAAAAAATTAGAACTGATTGAAAAGTTTAAGTTTAAAAGTTCATTCTCTGATGGATCAAGAAATCATTTTATTTTTGAATTTGCTTGCTGTTTGGCTGATTATGGAATTAACCAGGATGTAGCTGAGCACTATCTGTCTAATAAGTACACAACAAATGAAGACTTTACTCACTCTGAAATGCTATCAGCAATAAAATCAGCATACAAAAAGAGTAACTTTAACAGCAAGTACTTTGAGGATAAATCAACTATTGATAGAATTAAACTGAAAGTCAAGAATGGTGTGGATGATGAGCAAATTAAGAAGGACCACAACATCACCACAGAGATACTTACTGACATTAAAGATGATAGTAGTAGTGATGACATCTTTTGGAGTGTATCAAAAAAAGAGATAGTAACAATTGAGCCATTGAAATACAGCAATTTTCTAGTAAAAAATGGATTCAATAAATTTTATCCTGAGAATGCTGAGAAACCTACATTTGTCAGAGTCATTGAAAATAAAGTTAGGCTCTCTTCTGTAGATCAGATTAAAGACTTTGTACTAACCTATCTAATTAAAAAGGCACAAATCAATATTTGGAATCACTGTTCCAGGTCACCTTATCTATTCTCAGAGAATCACCTCAACATGATTGACTCAGTTAGTCTCAAAATGTTACAAGATACTCAAGATTGCTCTTATTTACCATTCCTAAATGGTGTTGTTAAAGTTACTAAGGATGAGACTAAAATGTTATCTTACATTGATGTTGAAGGTTACATCTGGGAAAATCAAATAATCAATAGAAATTTTGAGCTTGTTATAAATTTTGAGAATGACTTTTTTGACCTGGTGAAGAAAGTATCTAATGAAGAGCCAAAAAGAATAGCTGCACTACAATCAACACTTGGATACTTACTTCATGGTTATAAAGATAGGACCAATCAAAAAGCAATTATTTTCAATGACCAAGAGATAGATGAGAATCCTAATGGTGGTAGTGGTAAATCACTAATGTTAACAGCTCTCAATCACATCAGAAAGACAGTCAAGATAGATGGTAAACTTTACAATCCTAGCAAGTCAGAATTTTTATATCAGAGAGTCAACTTAGATACTCAGATTCTAGCATTTGATGATGTTGTTAAGAACTTCAATTTTGAGCAATTATTTATGATAGTATCTGAAGGAATAACTGTCAATAGAAAAAATAAAGATGAGGTGTTTATCCCATTTGAAAGGTCACCTAAGATAGTCATCACAACTAACTATGTTATTCAAGGTGCAGGTGGTAGTCATGATAGAAGAAGACATGAGATAGAATTTTTCCAGTACTTCAATGCTAATAATTCACCTTTACATGTTTACGGCAAATTACTATTTGACCAATGGTCCACAGATGACTGGTTAAAATTTGACAATTACATGATCAAGAATTTACAGCTATACTTAAGAGAAGGACTGACTAAGTCAATCAGTATAAATGCAGACTCAAAGAGATTTATTCAAGCTACTTCTAAGGACTTCTTTGACTTTGTTAGTGAGAATGAACTTGTTAAAGATGTTATCTATTATAACAATGAGCTACTTCAATCTTTTGAGACTGATTTTAATTATAAGGACATGACTCCTCAGCGTTTCTCAAAATGGTTAGTTGAATACGCAAAGTATAAAGGCTATAAAATAGAGAAGGGAAAAAATCACAAAGGTAGAAACATCACTTATACAACACTATGACACTTCAAGAATTCACTAAGATTTGTATTGACTTAGAAATGCAAGGACAGAATCCTTTGTTTTTAGGCTCAATTGAAAAGAAATATAAATCTAGACATAAGGTAGTGAAATCAAAAGAAGTCATTAAAACAGTTAGAGAAACATTGCTTGATGATAGAGGTATTCCATACACCCAAGTCACAAAAGGTACAAGTAAAAAGATACCAGATACTAATGCAATTACTAAACTAATTGAAGACTACATGAGAGTAATTTACGGATGTTTAGATGTTAGGAGAGTATCCAGTGAAGGTAGATGGAGAAAAGATGCCAGTAAGAAATCAGGAGGTTTCTTTCTTAAAGGACTCAACAAAGGTATGGCTGATGTTGAAGGAACTTTGCTTAATGGTGTAAAATTCGCAATTGAATTGAAAGCCAGTAAAGGTGACAGCCAAAGAAAAGAACAAGCAGAACATCAATCAAATTTAACACAGTCAAATGCTTACTACTATCTGTGTAGATGGGTAGACTTTGAGCAATTTCAAAAAGAGATACAACAATTAATACCGATACAATGAAAGACAGGAACTATGATTGGTGGATTTATCCATTGTTAGGCATACTATTTTGGTATGTAGTTATTCACTTTATAATAAAATATTGGTAAGATGCTGAAAATAGGAGATAAGATTAAAGACACTGAAGACACTGACTGCTACTTTGTAGGTGAAGTGACTAAGCTCAATACATTTGGTGGAGTGGAATATTACAAAGTAACTCAAATCATTTGGAATGGTGAAGAGCATCACAGTGATAAGCTGATAGGTCAAGTAATTGCACCCCGCTGGTGGTATATTCAATTATTTTTATTCTAAATAGTTGCATAACTAAAATAAATCATTACATTTGTAAACAATTAAATAAATATATATGCAAACAGAAGTAACCAAAGTGTCGCTGTGGATTAAGATTCACAAGGCAAAAATGAGTATCGGTAAGGTAGTTAAGAACTCCACCAATCCTCACTTTAAAAAGAGCTATGCTGACATCAACGCATTGCTAGAAACAGTTGAGCCTATCCTTCATGAGAATGGACTGCTCCTATTACAACCTATCCATGACAAGATACTGAGCACTCAGATAATTGACATTGAGACTGGAGAAATGATTGAGTCCTGGTTAACACTACCTGAAAATATTGATCCACAAAAAATGATTAGTGCAACAACTTACTACAGAAGAGCAACACTTCAATCACTATTGAGCCTTCAAGCTATAGATGATGATGGTAACTCAGTTAAGGCAGCAACAAAGCCATCATTAACAGATGACAGATTCAAAGAAGCTCTTAAGTCTATTGAGTCAGGCAAGTACACAGCAGAGAAATTAAAATCAGAGTTTTTATTAACCAATCAACAAATGCAAGCACTATGAAATGGCACCCATCATCACTAGGTAAATTAATGACTGAGTCAAGAACAAAGTCAGAGTTATTAAGTCAGACTACTAAGTCTTACATAGCTAACAAAGCAAAAGAGGACTTCTTTGGCTACAATTCATTTGTATCTACAAAAGCAATGCAGAAAGGCACTGACTTTGAACATGAGTCAATTGAACTTGTTAACCAGGTAAGAGATACTTTCTACATCAAGAATGAAGAAACTATTGAGAATGACTACTTAATCGGTACTCCTGATATTATCCTGGACAATTCAATAATTGACATTAAGACTTCATGGTCCTTAGAGACTTTTCCTGCTATCTCATCTGAAGGAATCAACAAAGATTATGAATGGCAGTTGAGAGGCTACATGTGGCTTTGTGATAAGGAATCAGCTGAACTAA